ATCGTCAGGTACGCGAACCACGGCAATACTCTCCCAACCCAACTGTCGTGCTGCCTCAAGAGTTCCGTTGCCGGCAACCACCACGTTACCTGCACCAACCACAATCGGTTTGCGTTGACGGATAACCGTACTGCCGAACTAGCTACTTGGGATGAGCAGATTCTTGCTGTCCAGGTTTTGGAATTGCAGGAGGCAGGTTTTGAAGTTGCCGACTTTGGTTTTGAGGCAATCAAGCCCGACCCTGTGGTTATTGATGACGAAGCCGAGATTCCTGAACCACCTGAGAAAGCGTTTAGCAAACTAGGTGATGTTTGGCTTTTGGGTGACCACCGCGTTGTTTGTGGTGATTCAACTCACGGCTCAACTTACGAGACGCTGATGAACGGTGAACGTGCAGCGATGATGTTTACCGATCCACCGTGGAATGTAGCTATTGGCAAAGATTCTAATCCGCGCCACCGCCAGCGTGAAGGTTTGCACAACGACGACTTATCGCCTGAGCAGTTTGCTCACTTCCTAAAAGCGTTTGCCGAAAACGCAATCAAATACATTGACGGCGACGTCTACTGTGTGCTTGGTGCCTCAGAGTGGCCAACCCTTGATACTCAACTCCGCTCGGTGGGTTTCCACTGGTCTGCAACTGTGATTTGGGTGAAAGACCTTTTTGTTTTGGGTCGGTCAAAGTATCACCGTCGCTATGAACCGATTTGGTACGGCTGGAACTCTAAGGGCAAGTCGTCTTTTCAAAACCGTCGCGATCTAGACGATGTTTGGGAAATACCGCGCCCTCGTCGAAGCGAAGAACACCCAACCATGAAACCGGTTGAGTTGATGGCTCGCGCAATTGAGAATTCGTCAAAACCTGGTGACATCGTTCTTGAACCGTTTGGCGGATCGGGTGCAACCTTGTTGGCTGCAGAGTCTAAGGGTCGCGTTTGTTACACAATCGAGTTAGAGCCTCGGTACGTTGATGTTATTTGCCGTCGCTACCAGCAGGCGACAGGCACTATCCCAATAAACGCTGCTACCGGTCAACCACATGATTTTGAGAGCGCAGATTAGGTTGATCTAAATTGCCTACTTTCAAAATCGGTGGATGGTTGAAACTTGTTTATGGTCAAACCGTAATCAATGGTTACATAACGGCTGCTACCGAAACGCACGTGACGATTGACGGCTTGCCTGCTATACCAATCAAAAAGTGGAACATAATGATTTACAAGGATTCGAAATGAGTGAATGCAGAATACATCGCGGTGAAATGAATATGTACACCTTCCTGCCTGTTGACAAGAACGGTAAGCACATTCATTACGGTTACCGTTTGTGTAACAACCCCGAGTGCATAAACCGTGAACACATCACGACAAGCATTCGCGTTGCCCGTGCTAAGGGTTTGCGACCTAAACCGTTGTTCCATTTGCGAAACGACATCACAGGTGAAGAACTAGCTAAGTACGCTAAAAGAATGCCACGTGGTGAAAAGCGTTTGACTATTTGTAACGTGCCTCACTGCCATCGACCTGTACGGTCACTGTCGCTTTGTGACGGTCACCACATCAAGTACACACGGTGGCGTAAAGAGAACGGCATCGTTGCGAAGCGTATGAGTTTGGATTACACGCCCCTGCTGGAGATTGCTTTGCCTTTTGTTGGGGTAAACGATTTCAGACCTAAAGACCGGTATTGCCATGTGGATAATTGTGAAAGAGAATACCGTGCTAGAGGTTTCTGTAAGAAACACCACAACCAATACTTAAGAGCATTGAAGCAAAGGGAAATAGCTAATGGCTCAAATGGGCAGACCGCCAAAACCAACTGAACTAAAACGTTTACAAGGCAATCCTGGTAAAAGGGCTTTGCCTAAAGAAACCGATTTGATTCTGCTACCTGCTGCGGTGGGTATTCCTGAACCGTCGCGCCCTTTGCTGAAATACGGCAAAGAGTTGTGGGATCGGATTTGGGGCATGGGTAATAGTTGGATTAGCCCGAACACCGATGTCGAACTTGTTTTGATGACCGCGGAAATGGTTGATGAGCGTTGGAACTTGCGTGTGAAAGTTATGGGTAGCGATGATGTGAAGTTGCGCCGATCACTGCGTGAACTTGACAAGATGATTATTAGTAACCTTTCCATGCTGGGCTTCAGCCCCACCGACCGTATGCGGTTAGGTATTGCCGAAGTGAAAAAGCAAACGAAACTAGAGGAGCTTCTTGCCAAACAAAACCCAAACAAGTAGTTGGCCACCTAAGTGGGTTACGCCTGTGTCGCCGGAAGCAATAGCTAACGGTGATGGTTGGCGAGCTGCGTCGTTTGCTGAAATCTTTGGTTCGATTGGTAAAGACGGCATCGCAGGCAAAATGGGTGACCCGTTGGTTATGCGTGAATGGCAGAAGGAGTTGTTGAACCACATTTTCGCTCGTGACGAGAACGGCGGTTTAGTTGCACAGACTGCTCTGATTGGGATGCCACGCAAGTCGGGCAAGTCGGCGTTGTCGTCTGCTGCTATCGGTTTGTATTCGCTAATCGCTGAGGGTATTCAGGGTGGGGAAGTGATTGTGGTGGCCGCCGAAAAAGAACAGGCTCGCATTGTTTTCGGTGAAGCCAAACGCATGATTGAGTCGCAACCCGAACTTCTTTCTATGGTGCAACTGTATAAAGACAGCATTTATGTGCCTGATACTAATTCGGTTATGCGTGTGGTTTCTGCGGAAGCGTATTCCAAAGAAGGTTTGAACCCTAGCCGTGTGATTATGGATGAGTTACACGCTCATCAGTCGCGCCAAATCTTTGATGTGTTTTCTTTGGCTATGGGTAACCGAGGCAAGATTGCACAGTTGGTTGCTATCACAACCGCTGGTGTGAAAACTGACAGCACCGGCTCTGAAAGCATTGCTTATCAGTTGTATCAATACGGCAAGCGTGTAGCTACGGGTGAAGTCGTGGATCCAACCTTTTTTATGGCTTGGTGGGAAGCAGACCCTGACGGCGACCATCGTGACCCTGAGCAGTGGCGTAAAGCCAATCCTGGTTTTGACGATATTGTTTCGCGTGAAGATTTTGAGTCGGCGGTTCGACGCACCCCTGAGAACGAGTTCCGAACTAAACGTTTGAACCAGTGGGTGTCGTCTGCGGTCGCATGGTTGCCTAACGGTGTCTGGGGGCTCTGTACAGACCCTGTGGGGCTTGACCCTGACGCCGAGTACATTCTTGGTTTTGACGGCTCCTTCAGTGGCGACTCAACCGTTATCGTCGCTTGTACTATTCCCGAAGAAGGGCAAACCCCACACCTCACTTTGATTAAGGCTTGGGAGAAACCAGCCGACGCTGACGACAGTTGGCGTGTAAACATTCAAGACGCCGAATACGCTATACAAGATTTCTGTGGCAGGTACAAGGTACGTGAGGTTGTTTGCGACCCGTTCCGTTGGCAACGCAGCATGGAAGTTTTGCAGGATGCCGGTGTACCAATCGTTGAATACCCTTCTACTTCGGCGCGACGCATGGTCACTGCGTGTGCAAAGTTTTATGACGCGGTAGTTGAAAAACGTGTAACCCACGACGGCGATCCGTTACTAGCTAGACACCTGGATAACGCCACGGTAAAAAAAGACAATCTTGGTGTACGCATTGTGAAAGAAAACCGAAACAGCAATAAACGCATTGACGCTGCGGTCGCAGCCATAATTGCCTATGACCGTGCCATTGGTAGGATTGAACAAGTGGTTGTTCCACAGTTCATTATGTGAGGTTCGATGCTTGCGACTGTTTTTCAAATTGCTGGTCTTGTGGTTGCTGCCATTGGGATTACTCTTTTTTATGTGCCTGCAGGTCTTTTAGCTTTCGGTGCAGCCCTTTTCTATGTGGGCTTTGAACTTGAGAGAAGCAAATAATGTTTAAGTCTGAAAACCGTGCAATAAGTTTTCAAACCGTTTGGGGTAGCGGTGGCGACCTACAAACCATGACGGAATCGGGTGTGCTGGTAAACGGCGACTCAGCGTTCAACATCACCGCGTTCTTTTCAGCGGTAAGCCTAATCAGCGACACCATTTCTACTTTGCCTGTTGACGCGTTCATCCGCTTTGACGGCGAGCGCAGACCGTTCCGACCAAAGCCGGTGTGGATCGACCAACCAGACGTGGACATGACTCGGCAAGCGCACTATGGCCAGTTGGTTACTTCGTTGCTGGTGTTTGGTAATTCTTATACACGCGTCTTTCGCGATAACAATGGCGAAATAGTAAACCTTGTCGTGTTGGATCCGAACACTGTGGAAGTTACACGTTCGGCTATCGGCAGAAAGATTTTCAAAGTTGAAGGCGAGAAGCAACCTTTGACTAGCGACGAGATTGTTCACATCGTTGATTTGGCTATGCCTGGTTCGTTGGTTGGTTTGAGCCGTGTAGACAAGTTGAAAGAGTCGCTTGGTATCGCTTTCGCGTTGCAGGCGTTCGCTGGCAGGTTCTTCAGTAACGGTTTGTCAGCCGACGTCATCATCGAAGCCCCACCAAGCATGACCAATAGTCAAGCAAAAGATTTGATTGATGGTTTCAATAACCGTCACCGCGGTTTCCGTAAAGCACACAAAGCAGGTATTTTGACTGGCGGTGCGGTAGCTAAGAACTTGAGCCTTGACCCTGAGAAGTCGCAGGTACTAGAGTCGCGCCGTTTCGTTGTTGAAGAAATAGCTCGGGCGTTCAACATCCCTTTGCATATGTTGGGCGTTCCAGGAACCAACACTTACAGCAGTGTCGAACAGAACGGTTTGCAGTTCATTAGCCACACGCTTCGACCAATACTTGAAAAGATTGAATGGGCTTATAGTCGCCTCATCCAAACCGACACCGCGTTCATCAAATTCAACTTCAACGCTTTGTTACGTGGCGATCTACAGAGCCGTGCTACCGCGTACAGCATCCTCACCCAAGCCGGTATCTTCAGCGTCAACCAAGCGTTAGCGTTTGAGGACTTGCCAGCCGTTGAAGGTGGCAACGCACACCGTGTACCACTAGCTAACATCGACTTGACTGCTGCTTCGCTGACCGCCGACGAAATGAAGATTGGCATGGCGCAGAAACTTATCAACGCAGGCTTTGACCCAGCAGGAGTTTTGGCAGCACTTGGTTTGCCTGCTGTCGCTCACACCGGTTTGCCAACTACACAGTTGCAGCCGGTTGCACAGGTGGATCCGAATAACCCTCAAAGTGTTTATGGAGTGAACTAATGATTCAACCTGGTGTTTACAACATTGTCTGTCCGCAGGGCACCACCTATAAAAGAACATTCACTTACTCAATTGGTGGCACGGCAGTAAACCTGACAGGCTATACCGCTGCCATGCAGGTGCGTTCAAGTTACGACGAAGATGCCGTTATCTCTTTGACATCTGCTTCGGGCATTGCTCTTGGTGGAACGGCTGGAACCATCGCTATCACAATCACCAATACTCAAAGTGCTGGGGTAGCAGCTGGACAATACGTTTACGACCTAGAACTGAACAGTGGCGGTGAAACCGACCGTCTAGTCGAAGGCACCTTCACTGTAACGCCTGAAGTGACCAGATAATGTCTGACTCTGTTATTCAAGTTACAGAATCAAATACCACGGTTTCCGTGGATGAAACACTAGCTAACGTTGCTGTCACAGAATCAATTGTGAATGTTGATGTCACAGAATCTGTTGTCAATCTAAACGTCACAGAAACTTTGGCAAACCTGGTTGTAACCGAAACTTTTGTGAACGTTGACGTGACCGAAAGTTCAGCGGTTATAGCCACTGCGGTTTCAGGGCCACAAGGTTCTAGTTATGAAGTGAACGCCCCAATGCTGTCGGTGGTTCGAAACGCTACCGGTGCCACGCTTACTAAAGGCACTGTTGTTTATACTTCGGGTGCTAACGGCGACCACGTTCAAGTCACTAAAGCAATAGCGACAGGCGACCTTACATCGGCGCGAACTATGGGTTTTATTTATGCTGACATCCCAAATGGTGAGGATGGCTATGTAGCTACTTCGGGTTACCTTTTGGGTTTGAACACTAACGGGTTAACTGTTGGATCGATACTTTATCTTTCACCAACAACCGCTGGGGCTTGGACAACTACCAAACCCGTTGCGCCTTACCACATGGTTTATTTAGGTGTCGTTACTCGCTCAAATGCCAACAACGGAAGTGTCTATATTCACATCCAAAACGGTTTTGAACTCGGGGAACTCCACGATGTCAGCGTCACGGATCGCGCCAACGGTTATGTTTTGGCTTGGGATGAAGCCACAAGTCTTTACAAGTTTGTTGCACCACAAAGTGGGCCACAGGGTGCTACCGGTGCTCAAGGTATTCAGGGTGAGCAAGGGCCTCAAGGTATTCAGGGAATACAAGGCGAGCAAGGTATTCAAGGCATACAAGGTGAAAAAGGCGACAAGGGTGACACAGGCGATACAGGTGCTACAGGTGCCGCTGGTGATAAATACCACACCACTTCAACTACGACTCTAACTATTGCCAATTCGGGAACGGTCAACCTTACCACCGCTGATTTGGGTTTGGATTATTCAACAGCACAAACCGTAATCATTGCAGCTAATGGCACGGCGCATATGCACGGTGAGGTTGTGTCCTATAACCAATCAACAGGTGCTCTATCGGTTGCTCTAAATAATTCCACTGGCTCTGGCACATATTCTTCATGGGAAGTAAACCTAGATGGTGCGGTTGGTGCTAAAGGTGACAAGGGCGACACTGGTGCAACGGGTGCGACAGGCGCAACAGGCGCACAGGGTATTCAGGGCATTCAGGGTATTCAGGGTGTTGCTGGTGCGGATGGCACAAACGGCACAAACGCAACGATCGCTGTTGGTACGACGACTACGGGTGCTGCAGGCACTTCCGCTTCGGTAAATAACTCTGGCACATCCACGGCAGCGGTTCTAAACTTCACAATCCCAAAAGGCGACACTGGTGCTACCGGTTCACAAGGTGCTTCAGGTGTCGTCACCGTAGCTAGCCCCATAACAAACTCTGGTACTTCTAGTGCTGCTCAACTTGGTTTCGACGCAACCGGTTTTGTAAAAACTTCCGACACAGGCACAGTAACAAACACCATGCTGGCTGGCTCAATTCAAAACGCCAAACTAGTAAACTCTTCTGTTACTGTAAACGGCTCAAGTATTTCTTTGGGCAACTCGGCAACAGTAACTGCAAACACCCCAAATACCTTTATTATCACTGGCGACAGTGGTACTACCGAAGGCACAAACAAGTACACCTTCGATGGATCGGCTGGCAAGACACTCAATTTTGTTTCAGGTACAGGTGTGACGATTGCCGAAACCGCTGGCACATTTACTTTCAATAATGGCGGAGTAACAACCGTAAATGGTTCAAGCGGTGCGGTAACTGTTCAACCAACAATAACTACTTCGCAAACGGCTCTCACAGCCGATGTCACAATGACTACTGCTAACACACTTTATGCTGGCCCTACAGTTTCTTTGACAGCAGGTACATGGCTTGTCATGGGTGGTATTACAGTTTCTTCCACTGCTAACAACGCTATGCGTGTAACTACTCGTATCGATAACAGCAGCACTACTGTTTACGCTTCGGGTGAAGCATCCGTACCTGCAATGGGTGCATCTACGCTTGGTTATGTAAGACAAAGTTTGCAGGCAATAGTCACCCTTGCTTCAACAACAACAGTGCGCGTTGCTGCATATTCAACACTGGCTTCGTCTGTCATAAAGGCTACACCTGGTGACAACTCAACAAACGCCACCAACACCGCAACAATTATTACAGCGATAAGGATTGCTTAATGCCTTACTACATTTCAAACAAAAACCCTGACTGTGCTGGTTGGGCAGTTGTAAAAGCCGATGGTGAACTTGTCGCTTGCCAAAAGACTAAACAGGATGCCATTGATAACGCTCTAGCTATTAGTTTGAGTGAAGACGAAGAATACATGGGTGAGTTAGGTAAAGACGATTCTGAGAACCGCGCCACCTACACTCCGCCAGCAGGTGTTCGCAACGCAGCCAAGCGCGCTTTAGAGTGGATCGCTGAAGGTAAGGCTGGCTCAGGCTTCACAGATGTTGGTCGACGCAGGGCAAGCCAACTAGCTAACGGCGAACCAGTGTCCGATGTGACTATCGCCCGTATGCGTTCATACTTTGCACGGCACGAGGTTGACAAGCAAGCAACCGGTTTTAGTAGCGGTGAAGACGGCTACCCGTCACCTGGTCGTGTGGCTTGGGATGCTTGGGGTGGCGACGCAGGACAAACATGGTCTAATACTTTTGCTGAGAACCGCGCCGCTGGCGACAAGATAATCATTTGCGACATTGACGGGACAATGCTGAACGGATCGAACCGCAACAATAAAGTCTGGGATTACGTTGAAAGTCTTGAAGGGTTACTGTTCATGGTTACCGGTCGCCCCGAAAGTGACAGGGCGAACACCGTGCAAGACCTTGCAGACGCTGACGTACGGTACAGCCGTCTAATCATGAACCCTGGTTCTACCGCCGACAGTGTCGACTATAAAAGGGAAACCGCTAAACGGTTACTTGAAAACTATGAAGTAGTCGTAGCTATCGAAAACAACCCTGACGCGTTACGCGCCTATCGTTCGCTTGGCATCAACGCAAAGTCGCCAGCCAGCCTGCCAACCGTAAATGAAGACAACGGAAATGAACGTGACGTGGAAAGCAATAAACTAGATGCAGGAGTATTTATGACTGAGAACAGATCTAAGTGGCTACCGGTTGCTTACGCGTTGATAGCTCGCGTTGAGGGTGGCACACCTGAAATGCGCAACTTGGGTGGGGCGGAACACCGCACCTACACTTTCAGTGACATCGAAGTTCGCGAAGAAGGCGACGGCATGATGTTCACGGGTTACGCTGCACGGTTCAACGAACCTTCACACCCGTTGCCTTTCATTGAAGTCATTGCACCTGGTGCGTTCAAACGTTCGTTGCAGTCAAGAAGCGAAATCAAACTGTTGTGGAACCATGACGCTGGCGAACCGTTGGCTTCTTTGCGTGGTGGATCATTGCGTCTAAGCGAAGATGAACTTGGTTTGAAAGTTGAAGCGCAACTAGCTAACACAAACCGTGGGCGCGATACTGCCGAACTTATCCGTTCAAAAGTAATTGACTCAATGAGTTTTGGTTTCAACGTAATCAAAGACTCGTGGTCTAACGACGGATCGCAACGCACCCTGCAAGATGTTCGCTTGTTTGAAACAAGCATTGTTAGCTTTCCAGCGTACGAGTCGACAGCCGGTTCGCTCCAAGTACGTTCTATAAGCGCAGAAGCTTTGGCGGACTCTTTAGCGAAGTTGGAGTCGGGTGAAAATTTAGACGCCGATCAGGCTAACTTGTTGCGTGAGGTTGTTGACAAGTTGAGTGGCACCCCAGCGGAAGTTGTTCCGGAAGAACCTGTTGGCGACCTTGCCTTAGCTAAAGCCAAACTGTTTCTTTTGCAGAAAGCGGTTTAGTGTTCACTTCGGAGCAGGCTGCTGTTGCTATTGCTGTTATCCAGGAAGTAGCCAGTGACACTGAGTCGGGTATTGTAAAAGAATTGATTGATGAGATTAAGAAGTCAGTCAGCCCTGCCAGAGTAGTTAGGGTTGTGACTGCTAAAGAAATACGTTGAGTCGTTTTCTTTACCCCACACGGTTTATCCCTTTCCCGTGTGGGGTTTCTTTTTGCCGTTTCAAAATTGACCCTGTTTTTGAAATGTAACGAATTACTTTCCGTCAGTTAGACTTTTAGAAGGTTCAGCGTGGGCGCGACCTATCAACTGTTCTGAGTGGGCTCGGCAGTTCAATCCCCAACAATCTATTTAGGAGACACCTATGTCAGAGTTCATCAAGACTCAGGCAGAAGTACGTGCCAACCTTATTGCTCAGATGCGTGAAGTTATCGACACCGCTGAAGCAGAGAAGCGTGGACTTACTGCCGAAGACACACAAAAGATTGCTCGCATGGAAGCCGACATTGAGGCTCGTGACGAAGCAATCGCAACCGCACAGAAAGTAGCCGAGCGTGAAGCTCGTGCAAGAGAAGCAGGTTCATCATTCGCACAGCCAGAAGTTCGTGTTGACAACGATGCAGACCTACTTCGCAAGATTGCAATGGGTGAAGTTCGTGGTCACGAGTTCGCTCGTGAAACCCGTGCAGCACTTGTTCCATCAAGCAACACAGTTGGCACTTCGTTCTACAACCAGGTGTTCCAGATTGCACAGCTTGTTGGCCCGATGCTTCAGACTTCTGAAGTATTTAACACCGCATCTGGTGAGTCGCTTGTAATCCCAACCGCTACCGCTCTCAGCTCTGCTGGTTCGGTTGCTGCTGGTTCAGCGATCACCGAGTCAAACCCAACTTTCTCAAGCATCACTCTTGGTGCTGAAAAGTATGCAGCCCTTGTCGCTATCGCATCGGAACTTGTTGCTGATGCAGGATTCGACATTACTGGTTACATTGCACAGGAACTTGGTACTTCACTAGGTATTCAGACCAACACCGTACTAACTAACAAGTTGGTTGCTGCTGCTGGTTCTGTTGTTACTGGTGGAACTGGTGTTGCTGGTGTGTTCACCTACGAAAACCTTATTGACCTTGTTTACGGTATCGCTGATGGCGCTCGTGTTCTACCTGGTCTTGGTTTCCAGATGAGCAAGACCGGTATCGCTGCTGCTCGTAAGCTCAAGGACTCGTCAGGTCACTACATCTGGCTTGACAACGCTGTGAACGGACAGCCAGCACAGCTGCTTGGTTACTCAGTATTTGAGAATCCTGCCGTTCCTGCGACTGCGGTTGGTGCAAAGAGCGTATTGTTCGGTCACCTACCATCGTTCAAGGCTCGTGTAGCTGGTGGCGTTCGTATTGACCAGAGCGCAGACTACGCTTTCAACACCGATGTTGTTACCTATCGTGGCATCATTCGTGTTGATGGTGGTCTAACCCACGCATCACACATAGGTTTTTTCAAGGGTGGGGCTAGCTAATAACTAGCACACGCTTGTAAACCAAGCCGAATACCCCGTGAATTGCGTAGAGTTCACGGGGTATTCTTTTGCCTTTTTTGCCATTCGGTAATGGTGTAATGCTGTTTGCTTGAATTGCATTTCTTACAAGCGGATACTAGGTTACCTATGGAGTCTGTGCCACCACGGGCTATGGCTATTACATGGTCAACAGTCAGGTTTTGTTTTGAGCCACAGTAGAAGCATGGAGTTTTTGATAAACGCAATAATTCTTTTTTGCTTATTTGATAAATACCATTTGCTTTGCGTTTGGCTGTTCTGCGTCTGCTATCGGCAGCTATTTTGATGTGGTTTCTGCGCTTTGAAATTGCTGAGTATTTTTTATGCAATTCAGGATTGTTCTTTTTCCATGCACTTGCATATGCAATGCGTTTCTCTTTATTCCGTTCGTAATTGTCTTTTTGTTCTAGTTTGATTTTGTTTGCACAGCGTTTGCGGTATTCGGCTCGTGCCTGTCTGCGACAGGGTTGACATTGACTGTATAAGCCGTCACCTGTTTTGGAGTGCTTACCAAAGTTTGTGGTGGGTTGAAGTTGCTTGCATCGTGAGCAAGTCTTAGACTGTTCCATATCGAATCCTATTCATTCGGTCATGCCCCTGGTTGTTTCCGCAACGCAGGGGTTTTCTTGTAGTATTAGGTTACTACGAAAGGGAACATCATGGCTATCAGCGTATGGTCTAACTCACCAGGTCAACCGACAGGTTATGGCGAGCAAGCAAAACATTTGATTGATCGGTTGAAGCGTGACGGCTTCAATGTGGCTGCTTTGTCTAACTATGGACTTGAGGGTGTTGTTGGGGTTTACGAGTCACCATCGGGTTCTGTGCCTCATTATGCTCGTGGCATGGATTTGTATAGTAACGATGTTGTTGGTGTGCATCATAAACACTTCACCAATCAGTTCCCTAAAGAGAAGCACTTGCTGATCACGCTTTATGATGTTTGGGTTTTGAAAGCTAAAGTGTTTGATGAAATGCCTGTGGCTTCTTGGACTCCGCTTGACCATGTGACTATGCCACCTTTGGTTGAACAGTTTTTGCGGAAACCGAATGTGAAACCTATTTCGATGTCACCTCATGGTCAACGGCAGATGGATGCTAAGGGCATCAAAAATACTTACATTCCGCATGGCATTGATACGGCTGTGTTTCAGCCTACTGAAATGATTGGTGTTCATAAGGGTTCAGACTTTTTACAAACCAAAGATCGTTTTGTTGTGGGTATGGTTGCAGCTAATAAGGCTTCGGGTTTGGTTCACCGTAAAGCGTTTAGTGAGAACTTGTTGGCGTTTAGTTTGTTTCATCAGAAGTACCCTGACTCAATGTTGTATTTGCACACCGATCCAATCGGCACTCAGGGCGGTTGGAACTTGATGCCGTTGCTAGCTAGTTTGGGTATCAAGTCGGAAGCGGTGACATTCCCAAACCCAATCGACTATAAGTACGGTATTGGGCAGAAGGATTTGGCTGGGCTTTATACGGCTATGGATGTGTTGTTGGCTGCTGGTTACGGTGAAGGCTTTGGTATTCCGACGGTGGAAGCGCAGGCTTGTGGCACGAGGGTGATTGGTTCTAATTGGGCTGCCACCCCTGATTTGTTGTCGGAAGATTGCTGGGTTGTTGACGGGCAGTTGACTTGGGATGCAGGGCAGAACGCGTTTTGGCAAGTACCACAGGTCACAAGCATTCTTACAGCCCTTGAAGAAGCGTACAAGGCTGGCAAGGGGCGTTCGGGTGCGTCGATACTGTTCGCTAGACAGTTTGATGTTGAAACGGTGTGGCAAGAAAAGTGGTTGCCGTTCCTGAAGAAGAACGCATGATTCCGGTAGTCGGGTTCGCTACTTACAGCCGGTTTGATTTGGCGGATCGGTTAGTGAACAGCATTGATTACCCTGTTGAGCATTTGGTTGTGGTGGACAACAGCGGAAAGGGTGCTTACCAGCCACCAGCCAATCCGTTTGTTTCTAACGTGTGGGTGCTGCCTATACCGTTCGGGTTGGGTTTGGTTGGGGCGTGGAACCTGATTGTGAAGTCAACGCCTTACGCGCCCTATTGGGTTTTGGTGAATGATGACGCATGGTTTGAACCTGGTGCGCTCGCCGTTGTGGAAAAAGAAGTTGACCCTGACGCTTTGAACTTTCTAATCTGCAACCCTGAATGGTCTTGTCCTGTTTTCGGTGAAGGCATGATTGACAAGGTTGGTTTGTACGACGAGCGTTTCTATCCTTTGTATTTTGACGACAACGATTTGGAACGCCGTGTGCGTCTAGCTAACGTTCCAGTGCGCAAAATCAATGCGGTGGTTCATCACGACAACTCGGCAAGTATCAAGCATGAGTTCAACAGTTTGAGTTTCGCTCGCAACCAGCGTTTATACAACGCCAAGCAGGACACTGATGACCGGTCGTGGGGCTGGACTTTGGAAAGTCGCAGGGCTAACAGGTGGGATTAGTTTACACGGGCGGAACCTTTGACTTGTTCCACAGCGGTCATGTGGCCTTCCTAGAGCGTTGCGCAGCACTAGGTGAAGTAGTTGTCGCTTTGAATACTGACGACTTCATTGAAGCGTACAAGGGCAAACCACCGGTGATGACGTATGCGGAACGAGAAAAGGTTTTACTGTCATGCAAATACGTCACCGCGGTAATACCCAATCTCGGTGGGGCAGACAGCAAAATAAGTATTGAACTAGCTAAGCCTGACCTGGTGGTTATCGGATCGGATTGGGCGAGGCGCGACTACTACACTCAAATGGGTTTCACACAGGATTGGTTGGATGAACGTGGGATTGGGTTATGCTACTTACCTTATACTCAAGGCGTTTCTAGTACGGACATTAAAGGGCGTATTCAGGGCAGAGTAAAATAGGTCTAGAGGAGTTGTTGTGGCTGTAACTAATTCATACTGCACTTTAGCCGACCTTAAAGCTTCATTACGCATCGTTGATGGTATTGATGACGCTATTTTGGAGAACGCTATTGAGGCAGCAAGCGACCTGATTACGGGTTACGCTAACCGTTCGTTTCTTTCCAGCGGAACGGCTACACGCTACTTTGTACCCACCGACTCACAGTTCGTTTACATTGACGATGCGCAATCGGTTAGTCAAGTAAAGTATTCGTCACACGCCGACGGTGTTTATGACGTGACAGTAACTAGCTATCAAACCGAACCGTTGAACAGTAGGCAGGATGGTATTGCTTGGCCGATCACTGCTTTGAGGCTCACTGCGGTGAGTGGCATTTACACCACGTTCCCAATCGTTGACGACCGCGCCATTGTCGAAGTGACGGGTGTTTGGGGTTGGGCTAGTGTGCCGCGCCCCATCAAGTACGCCACAATAATCCAGGCTAGCCGGTTGTTCAAACGTAACGACTCCCCTATGGGTGTTATTTCGGCACCCGACTTAGGCTTCATTCGCGTCGGTACAAAGTTGGATCCTGACGTGGCGCAACTCGTGGAGCCTTACCGTTTGACTAGGTTCTACGCATGACGTTGTCAACTATCCGTGAGGGGCTAGCTAAGAACCTCGGAACGATTGATGGTTTGCGTTACGCTGGCTCAGGTTTTGTTGCCCCAACAATCAACCCCCCTTATGCTCTGATACAGCCTTCGACCATTGACTACCACAAGGCTTACGCTAACGGCTTGTCGGAGTATTCGTTTGTGGTGACGATTGTTGTGGGGCAGGTTAGTGAACGTTCGGGACAGGCTTTGCTTGACCAATTCTGCGATACGTCGGGTGCGAAGAGTATTCGGCAAGCGTTAGAATTAGACAGAACACTAAACGGTTCAGCATATGACTGTACGGTGACTGCGATGCGAAACTACGGGAGCATCGTTATAGGTGAAAACAATTATTTGGCTGCGGAATTTGATGTCGCTGTCAAATCAAACTAACAAGGAGTAATGATGGCTAAGTTCGTTGCCACAGATTACAAGATTACGCTCAACGGCACTAACCTAAGTACTTCGTTGACTAGCGTAGATTTGTCGCTTTCAAGTGACGAAGTTGAAACCACAACTTTTGGTACTACTTGGCGAAGCCGTGTGGGTGGCCTAAAGACCGGTTCGCTTACTTTGAACTTCGACCAGGACTTCGCTGCTGGATCGGTTGACGCAACTCTTTACCCATTGTTCAACACCATCGGAACCGTTGTTATCACCCCAACTAGCTCTGCGGTTGGTACGGCAAACCCCTCTTACACCTTCGAGGTGCTCTGCAATTCTTATCAACCGTTCGCGTCAAGCGTGGGCGACCTTGCCACCTTGTCGGTCACTTGGCCAACTAACGGCACGGTCACCAGAGCCACTGCATAACCATGAAAGTCTTTCTACGCATACTGTTCTTAGATGGCACTGATAAGCAGGTCGTTTGTGGTGCTGCGGAAATAGTCGCTTGGGAGTCACGTTTCGATAAGAGCGTAGCTACTTTGACTAAGGGTTTCAGGGCTACCGATTTATTGTTCATGGCTTGGCATTTTGAAAAACGAACTAATGCCACTGACCTTGATTTTGAAACCTGGTTGCCGTTGGTTGACCTTGTTGAGTTGGGTGACTCCGACCCAAAATAGTGGGGCTCGGTGACGAGTCGGCTCACTGGTTTATTGCTTCGCTTGCTTATCAGTACCACATTCCACCAAGCGTTCTGATGCAGGAGGATCCACGAATGTTGTGGACTTTGCATCGTTATGCTGTTGCTGCAAGTCAAAGAAAAAACCCCACTGCTTAGGTGGGGTTCTTCTTTTGCGTGTGACTATTTTGTTTTGTGTTCACCTGTGCAACCACAGCGACCACAGGCTTGGTTGCCATAGTAGTTTCGCAATGCGTTAGGCACTTGCGAGTAAACCTGTTCAACCCAAATGTATTTTTCTTGCTGTCGTTGAGTCATTGATTCAAGTGCGAAGTTGCTGTTCCATAGAACTGTGTTGCAGGCGACATCTATGAGTTCTTGCACTTGCTCTGGGGTGAAGCGTGAGTTTTCGCAAATCCATGCGAACTCGGTCTGGTCTTCGATTGCGTTGAAAGCCAAACGAACAACTAATGATTGGAAATAGAAGTTGTTTGTTGGGATGATGTTCTGTTCGATTAGAACTAGTGCTGCTTCGTATTCTGGGATTTCACCTAGGTGGTCAATCAGATTGATGTCTAGTGGTAGTTCCCATAGTGCTTTTTCGTAGATTGCTTGTTCACCTTTGACAAGATTTTCAGCTATGCCGGCTACTAGAGCCTTGTAAGCGTCTTGTGACGCTTCGGGTGATTCGTTTACTGTGACAAGCCCATCAAGGCTTGAGTCGGTGTTTGTAAGCATTTGATTTCCCTTTCTTCTGCTTATACCGAGTTTGCCACAATACAGGCAGATTGTGAAGCACCTTAAGCCACATTTTTCAAAAGATAGAATAGTAGAGTGTTCAAGTTTCAGATACCCAAATTCACTGGTTCTCTTTCGGGGCGTGGTGTTGGTGCAACTTCGGTTTCTGTTACTAACGTTCGCGAAATGCAACGTCGACTAAAGGCGTTGGATCCAGCGTTGCGTCGGCAACTTTTACGTGAGGCTAAAGAACCAGCCAAACCTATTCAACGTGCGGTGCGTTCTGCTATTGAAGCGGTGACCCCAATCAGTGGTTTACAGACCGGTCGTTTGAATTGGTACAACTCACTTGACCGTAAAGGCAAGTCACACAAACCAGGTGAGGTTGCCATTCAGTTCCGAACTAAAACTTCGGGTTATTCAAAAGTCACTTCTTTGGTTCGGGTGCGTGTGCAATCCCCAGCGGTGACGATGGTAGCTACTGCAGGCTCTAGCAACCGTTACATTGACGCAGGGTATAAGGGCTCTGGTTACACTAAGGAGTACCCGTACAAGGGCGGTATGCGTCGACACAAGGTCAATGGGCAGGGTCGCGTGATGATAGAGAAAATGGCGAGCCGTATGCAACGTGACAAGACGGCTATCGCTTGGCCTGCTGCGGTGAGAATGTTGCCTGAAGCGAAAGCAAAGGTTGATGCGACTTTGAGTAAGTTTGCCAAAATGGTAAACGTGAAAGGTATCTAATGGCTGGTGGACTTAATCTGCCTATTACGACCATGTTCAACGACAAGGGTCTAAAACAGGCACAGATGGCGTTTGGCAAGTTCGGTGGTGCTATAAAAGGTATTTTAGGTGCAGCAGGTTTGTCGCTTGGTGTTGGGGCGTTAGTCAAGGGTATAAACGATTTGACTAAGGCTGCCGTTGAAGACCAAAAGTCTCAGGCGTTGCTAGCTAATCAGTTGAAGAATACTGTGCAGGCTTCGGATGCGGTTACGGCTTCAGTTGAAGACCAAATAACAAAAATGAGTTTAGTTTCCAGCGTTGCCGACGACAAGATTCGACCAGCGTATGCTTCACTAATCCGGTCGACTCGTTCTGTGAAGGATGCAACCAGGCTAACCACTTTGGCTTTAGACATCAGTGCTGCGACCGGTAAGGATTTGACAGCGGTTTCAATTGCGTTGGGTAAGGCATATAACGGATCCACAACTGCTCTAAGCAAACTCGGCATCAAGGTAAAAGACACTAAACGCCCGTTTGATGAACTTGAGAAGGCTTTTGCTGGGTCTGCTGAAACGGCTGCAAAGAATGATCCGTACCAGCGTCTGGCAGTTATTTTTGATGAGTTGAAAGAAACCATTGGTAAGGTTTTTATTCCTGCTTTGAACAGCATTGCTGATTGGTTTACTAACAACTTTGATGGCATAAAAACGTTTTTTGACGATGCTTTCAAATCTAAAGCGTTCGGTGATTTGGCGGATGTTGGTAAACGACTTTATGACGAAATCCTTGTGCCTTTGGGTAAGTGGTTTATGTCGAAGGATGTCCAGGAAGCCATTTCAGAGGTGGCTATTGGTATTGCTGTTTTTGCTCAGGGTGCATTGGATATAGCTAGTTCGGGTTTTGGTCAGTTCATTAAAACTATTACAGGTGATGTGATTGTCTCTGGTATGAAAAGCCTTGCTCAAGCCTTCACCCAAATTGGTGACGCGTTGAGAATTATCAGTGGTAAGTCGGCTATTTTTGAAATCTTGACCGGTGCGCCTACTGCGGTTTTACCTTCAACTCAAAAGAACGCTCAAGCAGATTTGAAATCGTTGCTGGGCGTGACCGCTGGGCTTAACGCTTCAAACCCAATCTTGTCTTACATTTTGCGTTTCATTCAAGGCAAACTCCCAGCGTATGCCAGCGGTGGCATTGTTCCGGCAACGCCTGGTGGACAACTTTCTCTTTTGGGTGAGGGTGGACAAGCGGAAGCGGTTATTCCGTTGGATCGACTAGACGCCATGATGCGCCCAGCCAGCACAGGCGGTGCCGTGTACCAGATTACTGTGAACGCTGGGGTTGGCGACAAGGCCGCTATAGGTAAAGCCGTTGTTGACGCTGTGAAGGCGTATGAGCGACAGTCGGGTGCAGGTTGGCGACAGTAAACACTAAGGTTCTGTTTGGTTTCAATAAGGACAGCAACGGCAACTACATTTTCAACGACATTTCAGCATATGTAATGAACGTCACTTTTGGGCGCGGCAAGTCTGACCAATTTCAAACTTACGACGCTGGGCAATGCACAGTTACCTTGCAGAACCGTAACCGCGTCTTTGACCCTGCCGATAACAGTGGATCACCTTACCAATCGCAAATCAAACCGGCTGGCTGGTTACAAGTCTTTGTGAACGATGTTCAAAAGTTTGACGGCGGCATTGAAGATTGGAACTTTAGCTACGACCTAAATGGCGACTCTATTGCCACGGTCACCGCGTTTGACGGGTTGGCAAAACTGAACAAGGTTTCTCTAGCTAACTATGTTGTTACGCAGGAGTTATCGTCTGCACGTGTGTCGTCTGTTTTGAACTTGCCTGACGTTTCTTGGCCTGTTGCTAAACGCAACATTTCAACAGGTGGGGTGCAGGTTGTTGGTGGCACGGTTGACGGCACGGATGCATTGTCATATTTGCAGCAGGTTGAAGCCAGCGAGCATGGGCGTTTGTTTGTTGACGGGTCAGGCAACCTAACTTTCAAATCTATTTATGACGGTTTCTATGAGAGCCGTTTTACCGAGTACCGTTACAACTTGTGCCTCAATCCTGGTTTTGAAACAAACACTAACAGTTGGTCTGGTTCGGTTACTCGTTCGACCGCACAGTTTGCTTATGGATCCGCCAGCGGTTCTGTGACTTCGGGTAGCGCGGTTAGCATCGCCTTTGATGGTGAAGCAAATACCACTTACGCTTTGAGTTTGTATGTTTACGCTTTGAGTGCAGGCACGGTTACGCTTGAAGGTTTGGGTGGCACAGCGAATACGGTGGAGGCTTCAACGGCGGTTGCTGTGCCTGCTACGACGTGGACAAGAGCTAGTTTGCTTTACCTTTCGGGTCAGGACAGTCACGCCTTCCGTGTAACGCCAAACGTGGGTGCATTCATTGACGGTGTTCTTATCGAACCGTCTGATACTTTGGGTGACTATTTTGATGGCACTATCAAACCATCAAATACGGACACCACCACTTACACTTCTAGTTGGGCGACGGCGTAATGGCGACTTTCAGTAATACTTCACGCACCAGTTACAACTTCAATGGTTTCAATCCGCCATACAAGATTGGTAACGCTTTTACCTTCCCAACAATCACTGGTCGCGACGCACCAGGACAGACGGGTTCAGCAGCGCAACCGTGTCTAATCTATTCGGTGAGTATTGATGTTCAAGGTTCAAATACCAGCACCGCTTCAACACAGTTTGGCGTTTGGAATAGCAACGGATCCAGTGGCTACTACTCAAATGTTTTCAATCTCAGTTCAACGTCTGGAACGAATGCATCATCCACAACTGCAAGTTTGACTTCGCCTAAACCTGTTTTCGGAAATACCGGTTACAAGGTTGGTTTCACTAAACGAAACACACAAACTTTTACTTGGGATGTTGACGACTCTAAGTCGGGAAACATTTATGAAGACAACGCTGGTACGACAGGCAACTTTGACGATGACGCCGTTTCGCGTTCTAGCTCTTCACTTGTTTTCAAAATAAACTATTACACGCTACCTATTGCACCAACCGCTATCGTGCCATCTAAAGGCATTGGCGGAGTTCTAATATCCTGGACAGCCCCAACCGATAACGGTGGCACAGCAATAACAGGGTATCGAATTGACCGTAGCCCCGATGGTTCCACGTGGACAAACATTGTCGCCAACACTTCGTCAGTAGCTACAAGTTACACGGACACCACAGCAGTTGGTGGATCAACGTATTACTACCGTGTGGCAGCACACAACTTGGTTTCAACTACGCACGGCGGATCATACTCAGGGCCATACTCAACGGCGAGCGCAGCCTTCCTGTACACGACAGCAACAGCAAATAATGCCACTTCGGTTTTGGTTGCTAACGTTTTCAATCCAAACATTACGCCACTCACTTTTGCTGACGACGGTTCGGGTTTGCCGTTCAACGGTATTGAGGTTGCTTACGGTTCGGAGCAGTTGTTCAACTATGTGACCGCCGAAGGCACCACCACTGAAACCGCTGAAGCAACAGAATCGCAAACGCTTTACGGTGTGCGTTCGTTCGGGGTGACCGGTTTGTTGACTACTACACCAGGTGACACCTTGCAGGTAGCTAACGAAATCTTGTGGGCTTCATACAACCCACAGGTGCGTATTGCTTCGTTGACAGTTGTGACCAACAACTTATCCGACACAGAGTTGACTACTTTGTTGGGTGTCGATCTAGACACTTTGGTTCAGGTTAAGTTCACGCCGAATAGCGTGGGTGACCAATTTGTGCGTGTGGGTCGTGTGATAGGGGTTGCTTGGGAAGTTACACTTGATAGTGCAAGCGTTACTTTTCAATTTCAAGCTGCTGAGAATCAGGTTTTTACTTTGGATAGTGAACAGTTTGGCATTTTAGATAAGGACATTTTGGGCTAATGAGTTACAAATCTTTTCAAGCTTTGACTAAGTTGTCGGCTGCCGATGTGAACGATTATTTGATGGAACAATCGGTTATGTCGTTTAGCACGATTGCTGCTGGTACGACAGCGGTTGGTACTGCTTTGGCTACGGGCATGACTTTCTATGATGAAGCAAATAAACAGTTGGCTATGTATGATGGCACTATTTTTAGGGCTTTGCCTTACGCTGTTCAGGCTGGAACTGTTTCAGTTACTTTATCCTCATCCTCTACTGGTAACACTACTGTGAACTTTACGGCTGGTCGTTTCACGCAAGCACCTTTAGTTTTTACGACTGTCAATGGTATTCCTAGCGGTTCATCAAAAGTTGTTGCCCGTGCCGCATCTGCAAGCACCGCAAGTTTTGTCTGCTATCTATACACGGGTGACACAACTACTACTTCGTCAACTGTTGGTGTCAACTGGTTGGCTGTGCAAATCACCGCAGGAGCAGCATCAGGATAATGATTACCGTATGTCACACAGAGGGTTGCCCGAACGAAAACATTGAAATTGTTAATGATCCGTGCGACACAGTTATTTGTGGCCCATGCGGTATTGAAATAACTGACAAACGCAACTGATAAACTTGTAACATCTACGCACAGATAGAAAGAAAATTATGTCTGAGCCTAGACCTACCAACACCGGCTTGCTCATCCAAATCGTTCAGGACATCGCTGAAATCAAAGCGACGGTAAAGAACTATGCGGATTTGGAGTTGCGTGTTCGCGACCTTGAAAAAGCGCGTTGGTCGACCGCTTGGGTTACAGGTATTCTTTCGGCTGCTATTTCATCTGGGATAGTAGCTATCATTTTGAAATCGTTAGGTGCATGATGGCGTGGCGACACCCTTTGGATAAGTTCCGTATTACAAGCAAGTTCAGGGCTATTGACCCTGCTCACCCGAAGCCACCTGGTCATTTGGGAACTGATTATGCTGCACCTGCTGGCACACCGTTGAAGGCTATAAACAACGGCACGGTTGTTTTGAATGAGTGGTCTGAGGGCATGGGTTGGGTTTTGACCATTCACACGGATCGCAAGAACTTTTGGGGTTACGCACATATGCATAAACAGTCGCCTTTGGCGGTTGGCACGGTTGTCAAAGAAGGTGACGTGGTTGGCAAGGTTGGAAACACCGGTAAATACTCTGCTGGTGCGCACTTGCATTTTGTTCTATCGAACAGCCCTAAAGCCCCTTATGGTTTGGGCAAACTTGCTGACGCTTACGAGTTCATTCAGAAGAGGTTAGGTAAATGACTTTCAAGAACCCTAAAACTAGACGCCGTCTATTTCGTATCGTTGCCATCTGTTTGGGTGTTGGTTTGTCAGCACCGTCGGCTGGTTCGGCTATCGGCCTAGACTTTTTTACGTCGGCACTCTTCGGAGCGTTGATGGTTTTGATTGGTTTGGTTTCCGCTTTGCTAATCACGTTCGGTGTTAAAGACGGTGTTTCGGATGCCGAGTTTGATAAGACTTTGCGTGAAGCAGCGGAGCAAGCTTCTAAGGCTTCTAAAAAAGATTAGACTAAAACTAACGAGACCCCCAGAGCCACTACGCAGGCTTTTGGGGGTTTCTTAGTATTTGCTCACGTTCGATTGGTGTCGTGCCACCCCAAATGCCGTGCGTTTCTTTCGCAGCCAAAGCGTACGTTAGGCAGTCATAAACAAGCGGACACTTTGAACACAGTTCTTTAGCTATTGGTTCGTTCCATTTGCGCAACTCAATGTTGATGCTTTCGTCAGTATCAAAAAGATGACCATTACCGGTGCAAGGTATTGTTTGCTCGCTGGCTTCTCTAATCAAATCTTCATAAAGATGTAAAACTTTTTTATTCACGTTGTTCCCTTTGTCGGTGGTAATCATTACTGTATAAGTAAGTTCAAAGAAAGGGAACGATTTAGATGGCAAAGTTTCTAGGTAGTTTTACACCTGCGGATGCGGAGTGGCACGAGTTACGATCCGAACCAGGTGTGGTGACCGGTACGTTAGCTGGGACTATTTGTGGTTGGAACCCGTGGGAGTCTGCGTTCACGGCTTGGGCTAAGGCGACAGGCAAGATTTCGGATGAGCGTAAACAGTCGTTGCCGATGCGTTTGGGGCAGTTGCTGGAGCCTGTTGTGAAGCAGGTTTGGTTGGAGCAGAACCCACAGTTCAGTATTGATGAAGCCGGTACTTATGCTCATGACGATTATGAGTGGGCGCGAGCTAACCCTGACGGTTTGCTAACTTACCCTGACGGCTCTAAGGGCATTCTTGAAATCAAGACGGGTCGTGCGTTTGATGAGGTGCCGCCGAACTATCGGGCGCAGGTGCTTTGGTATATGTTCGTCATGGGTTTGCGCAAAGGGAAACTAGTGGGCTTGTTCTTTGGTTCCGATTTGCGTGAGTGGGACATCGAGTTTGACGAGTACGAGTTTGAAGCCATGTTTGGTCGCATCCAGGATTGGCGCAAAAGCGTTTTGACCGAGGTTGCACCCGATTGGGATGGTTCCGCTTCAACGTATGAAACGGTTCGCGTTCTGAACCCTGAGTTGGATCCTGACGAGTGGGTGGAGTTGAGCGACTTGGGTGTTGGGCTAGCTAACGCTCAAGCGAAGTTTGATGAGTGTGAGAAAGAACTAAACACTTTCAAGTCGGCTACCCTTGACCAGATGGGTTCGGCTAAGTTTGGTTATGTTGAAGTTTCTGGGGAACGCCTTGTGGTTGCTCAGAGAAGTCTGAGGGCAGGCAAACCTGTTCTCACTGTTAAGAAAGGGAAATAATGTCGGAGTTCGAAAAGCAACTGAATGAGTTGCGTGTAACTGAAAAGATTGCGAGGGCAGCCATGTTTGATAATGTTCAGGCTTTGGATGCTCGTGTCGCACAGTTGGAGTCGCAGTTGAAGTTGATGGCTGATGCTTGGGACACTCAAATGAAGTTGAACGACAGCGTCTACAAGGCTCTATTGGCTTTGGGGGAAAAATAATGGCTCAGTTCAATTTGGAAGATTATGAAACCGTTGAAGACCGGTTGCGTCGCTTTTGGGCTTTGCCTGAGCACAGCGATGCACGGATCATGACGTTCAACCGTTCAACCGAAGGTGATCGGTCTAAGGGTGTTTGGGTTGTGGAGGCTCGCATTTATTTGTCGGCTTCAGACCAGGCAGCAGACTTGCCGAAGGCTACCGGTTGGGCTTTTGAAGTTGATGGCGGTAAAGGGCCAAATGCTACTTCGGCTCTTGAGAACTGTGAGACGAGTTCGATTGGCAGGTGTCTAGCTAACATGAACTTCTCGGGTAACAAACGTGCCAGCCGTGAAGAAATGAGTAAGGTTGCTGCTGGTGAAAAGTTTGACCCTAAAAAGGATTTACCTAATTGGGCTAAACGCAATTGGGTGAACGAAGCAGACAACTTGCACTTCGCGAAGGACAAGAAGGGTTTGCAGGCTTTGTACCTTGATGCTAAGTCGGCTAACGCCCCCGAAGATGTGCTGGCTAAGATTGTTGAATATGGACAATCGCTCGCTTAACATTTTGTGGGCTTCCATCCTGGAATTGGATGAGTTGGTTGCTGAGTGTTGGAAGAATAACAAACCAATTTCGGCAACCAACTTTATGAAAACTTTTGACGAAAGGGTTGAACGTTATGGAAGGCTTGTTGACTCCCGATCTGGTGATTCGGGAACTGCAACGGATTCAAGCGGAGAGCAGTAAAGCGCCGCAGGCTATTTATGACGCTTTTGTGGCTGTGGTCGAAGCGGAACGTTTGCTGAAACACAAATGGAACACAACCTATTTGGCAACGCAGGGTACTGCTGCGGATCGTAAAGCGATTGCCGATTTGGCTTGTGAAGAACTTGAAGATGCTCACGGTTTGGCTAGGGCGAACTTGGAACGTGTGAGGGCTAAGGCTCGGCAGTTGTCGGAGGCTGGTGGCTTGACGCAGACTATTGGTCGTCAGGTTGAGTTAGCTATGCGATGAGTTTCTGGGATGTGTTTATTAGCTTTTGGCTAATCATTGGTTCATTTGTTGTTTTGAAGATCCTGTTTACTATTTTGAATAGCATTGTGGAATGGTATGACGAACGGCCATGGGGTAAAAAATGACTCCTAAACAATTTGCGTTGTTTTTAGCTCGTGACCAGCGTTGTTATCATTGCGGTTCTGACACCAACCTAATACCGCAGCACAGAATCAATCGTGGGATGGGTGGTTCTAAAGCCCGTGGTCGACCTAGTAACGTTATTTCGTTTTGCGCCTTGTTCAATGGTTTGATTGAGTCGGATGCGAACGCTGCAGACCTGGCTCGCCGTCGCGGATGGAAATTGAACAGTTGGGACTCAACAACTGAAACGCCTGTGTTCGATTCTTTATCGGGCAAATGGTTCATTCTTGACGACGCTTATGGTAGAACAGACGTAACTTCTTATTGGGAGTAAAGGGTAAAGGGAATATGGATCCACACTTTAATGATTTGATGCAACGCCTAGAAGCGGAACGGCACGACTTGTCTTACCGCACTCAGGTTCAACCTGAAGCACCGGTGCGTGTGGTTGAGGTTATAAAAACTAAACGCAGTAAGGAGCGTGAGGCGAAAATGTTTCACGCTGGTCGATACGCTTCGGGGGCAAGGGATCCGATTGCGGTTGCAGCGCACGAGTGGTTGCAGAAGGACTTAGCTAATGAAAATCGGTAGTTTGTTTAGTGGTTATGGCGGTTTGGATTTGGCGGTTACTGCTGTGACGGGTGCTGAGGTGGCTTGGCATTGTGAGTGGGATGATGCGCCCAGCAAGATTCTTGAAAAGAACTTTCCAGGGATTCCAAACTATCGGGATGTGACAACAGTTGATTTTTCGCAGGTTGAACCTGTGGACATTTTGACGGGGGGTTTCCCTTGTCAGGATTTATCTTTGGCTGGCAAACGTGCTGGTTTGAAAGAGGGAACGCGCAGTGGGCTTTGGTCGGAGTTCGCTCGTGCTATTGAAACTATTAGACCAAGATTGGTGATTATTGAAAATGTCAGAGGCATTCTTAGCGCAACAGCCCACAGCGATTTGGAACCCTGCCCGTGGTGCATGGGAGATTCCGACGGGCAACCTGTTCTGCGAGCACTTGGAGCTGTTCTCGGTGACTTGGCCAGCCTCGGGTATGATGCGCGATGGACAGGTTTACGAGCTGCCGACGCTGGAGCACCGCATAACAGGTTCAGAGTCTTTATTGTTGCCTATCGACGTTGATTCAATGATGCGCACACCTTCGGTTACCGATTCGACCGGTGGGGCTATAAGCGAAACGCAGGCGCGTGAGCGTGGGCGCATGGTCAAGGTAGCCGATCAGGTTGCTGAACTTGCGTTTGAAAATGGTTTGCCTGTTTCGCCTGCGATAGCAGATTCTTTGTTGCCGACTCCTTCGGTGGCGCATCTTCGAAACCATGACGAAGACATTGATGGTTATTTGCAGAGGCGACAGGATTTCCGTGACGGTAAAACTTTGGGAATGCCTGGTGCTTCGCTTGGTGTTGCGGTGCGGTTAGAAATGCTGCCAACGCCAAACACTATGGAACACCGTGAAATCAAAACCCCTGAGCAGATTGCGGAGTTGAAAGAGAAGTCACCTGGTGGCTACCGTAACCTGCGTGAAACGGTTATCAACGAGTTGTTCCCTACACCAACCACTCGGGATTACAAAGACGGATCCGCCGAGCATGAACGTGATGGTGTGGTGCAAACCGACACCGTAGCTAGAGCCATTTTCAATAGTGGCGAAGTCACTTTGCTCGGAACTCCACGAACATCGTCTGCTAACGCCCCAACGGAAAGACAAATGGTTGCTGGCGCACCGAAGTCACGTTTGGAAGACCAAGCCGTGGGTGCCGCCGACGGAAGAATCAATTGGGGGAAGTTTGAACCAGCGATACGTCGTTGGGAACAGGTCATTGGTCGACCAGCACCCGAACCAACCAACCCAGACGGCAAAGAAGGTTCTCACAGGCTTTCTGCACGGTTTACAGAGTGGATGATGGGTGTGCCTGACGGTTGGATTACCGATGCCGGTTTGAGCCGTAACGAAGCGTTGAAGGCTTGTGGTAATGGTGTTGTGCCTCAGCAGGCTGAGTTGGCGTTGCGTATTTTGTTGGAAGGGATTGAGTTATGAGTATTGAGGCTGTGTCGCTGGTTCTAAACCATTCAAAGGCTCACGGTAGGGCGAAACTTGTGTTGATTGGGATAGCTAACCACATGGGTGATCAAGGGTCATGGCCCAGCATTGAAACCTTGTCTAAGTACGCTAACGCTTCCGAGCGTTCTATCAAACGTGACATCCAGGAACTAGTCGAACTCGGTGAGCTAGTGGTTCAGTATCAGGCAGCACCAATCAACTCTCAATACAAAACGAACCTGTATTGGATCACTATTTCAGGGGTGACAGATTTGGTATCAGGGGTGACAACTCAGGTAAGCAGGGGTGACAGTTCAGGTAAATCAGGGGTGACACGTGTTGGCACACAAACCATCATTAAAACCATTAAAGAATTAGAGAGAGCAACACAAATAAAAACCGATTACAAACCAACCGAAGAAATGGTTGCTTGGGCCACCGGTTTGAAACCAGGAATTGATGTGGAAGCCGTCACCGCTGTGTTCATCGATTATTGGTTGGGTGTTGGTAAGCCGATGAAAGATTGGGATGCGACGTGGCGTAATTGGATTCGTCGCGAAAAGGTTGAGAAGGACTCTAGGCGAGCCGTAGAAGCGTCAAAATCAGCAACAAGGGAGTTACTTGCCGAGAGCGCAGAGTGGGCTAAGAGAGCCGCTGAGAACCCACCAGAGGTTTGTGAGCACGGTCGCATAAAAGTGGTTTGCCGGAAGTGTGGCTAAACTTGGTTCCGTGGATGATAACCAAGTGGCTTGCGCTCGCTGTGGTTTCGCATGGGTTGTTCCCCCACCGAAGCGTGGTCGAAAAGACTTGTTGTGTGCTTCTTGCCGATCCAAACCGGCAGTGGTCATTAGCTACGGGAAGAACCGTTGCCAACCGTGGCAGGGCGAGTTTGCGGAAGATGAAATAACACCAATGTTTCAAGGGAAACCCCATATGCCTGGTGTGCGGTTGTGCGGTCACGCGGATTGCTGCAACCCCAATCATGTGACACAATAGTTTTAGGTGAAAACCTATTCATTGAAAGGGAAGCGTCATGGCTTTTATTAGTATCAAAAAGGGTATCGTCGGCAAGTCACTGAACGGCAAGGGCTTCATTGTCATTGACCGGTTCACTAAGCGCGACGGTGAAATCGTAGACACCGAATACGCGGTGTGGACAGAACTCACTTTCGCTGAGGGTTCGGTTGTAAACGTGTCGGGTGGTTACTCGGACAAGATTGACGACTACTCGGACACCCCAAAGGTTAGCCGTTCGATCCGTGGTTACAAGATTGAACTAGCTACGGACGACGCCCCGTTCTAATGAACAAGTGGAACGCTGTCGGTTTTCTTTTGACCACCGCGTTGGTGCTGGTTTTCTTTTCGGCAGCAACAGATAATTTGCCTATGCAGATTGTTGGTTTCTTCTTCGCTGGTTTGAACGCAGTGATTGCGGTTGCTGGTGCAGTCCGCCGTTAACTTCTTCGTTCAGGGAACGCCAGCCCCACAGGGCTCAAAAATACCGATCACACGTGCAGGTAAAACTGTTCTCATTGAAGCCAGCAAGGGTTTCAAGGATTGGCGTGACGCGGTGGTGTTGGCGGCCAGCCACGCAAAAAATAACCACTTCGTTTATTTCGACGAACCAGTTGCGGTGGTAATGATTTTCGTTCTAGCTAAACCGCCGACAACAAAATACGTCACCCATCCTGGTGGGACACCAGATCTAGACAAGTTGTGTCGAAACACTGGTGACGGCTTGCAGGCGAGCACCCTTTTGAAGAACGATAGTTTGATTGTTTCTTTGTCGGCGGTGAAGCGTTGGGCGGTTGGTGACGAGCGAACGGGTTGTTATGTCACGATTGAGAAGGTTACGGTTTTATAACGCCACCTGTTTTGGTTGTTCCCATTTGGCGCGATCCACGGTAAATTGGTGTCATGCCGATAGAAAGGGAAATTCAAATGGCTACCAAACACATTGAGTATTTCAAAACGAAGTCAATGGCTACACGTGAAATCAATCGTCGATTCAATGCCGGTGACCCTACACTTTGGGTTCTCGCTTGGGAATACCAAAAGGGATGGTTCCTAGTGAACTTCTATGCAGTCAATGCTGATGAGTACGTTGCCGACATAAACTTCTTCATCAAGGCTGGTGCCTAATGAGCACTTCAGAAATCAAAATGGTTTACAGCGTTATGAATTACAAAACCGAAGCCGAAGCACTAGCTATGGCGAAGGCGATGAACGCAGCAAACAAAGCGAACGGTTGGCCAACTACTTGGGCTCCTGTTCAGCGTTACGGTGGCTGGTCAGTAGGTCGCCCCGAATGAAAAACACCAGACCAAACAACTTCGAGTTCGCTTACTATAAACGCATAAGTGATGCTGAACATCGCATCCAAGAACTTCGTGCATCAGGTGACGACACCGATTGGGCGATTGCGTACGGCGTGAACAAGGGCTGGTTTCTTGTTTACATTCCGAAAATTAAAGTAGATGAGTCTTTACCGGATGCGGTTCAAATGGTTGGGGTTGAGAACTAATGCCTAAAGCAAGACTCACCGATCCACAAACATCACACGAGGCAGCGGAGTCGGTTAAGAACCTAACCCAAACCCAAATGGGCATTCTAAACATTCTGTCTACCGTGCCTCACCCGTTGAGCGACGAAGAAATCATTGAGCAATACCAAACCAAAGTGCGTCTGGGCGTTTTACAACGCGCTTCGGTGTCCGGTATTCGTTCGCGACGCCACGAGTTAGAAGTGTTGGGGCGTGTGGCACTCAAAGGTTTCGGTCGCACCTGGTCAGGTCGTCGATGCGCACTCTGGGGGCTAGCTAATGACTAACCTTGAAATCATCTTCTTTGTGTTCTTCCTCATGATTGGGTTGCCGCTTCTAGCCGAGTTCTTGTTTTCACTCGGAACAATTTTCTTCTTCGTTTTCGTTGCCACAACCGCTTGGTTGCTGGTACGCGTTTGGAAAGGTGCAACAAATGATTGACCCACACGGCGAACCGATAAGGGAACGCTACCGTCGCGACGGTGAGAAGCGAGCAATACAGAAACTGTTGTCGCTGCTAAACGAATGCGCATTCCGCTTTGACGACAAACCAGGTCGCTGGTTTCTAGACTTTGACGAACTAGTCGATGTCTTGAGCGAGCACGGCACACTCGTTGAGAACGCAGACGGCGAACTGCTACTAATACACGTCAACCCGAAGGGGCTGTAAATGTACGACCACGAGTCTTTTGTTATCGGCGTTCAAGTAGCTAAGGAGCAGGAACGGATCCTGAAACTTGTTGAAAGCCGTATCTGTTTTGATAACAAAGCTGATGGCATTTGTGAGCATGGTTACTGTTATGCGTTGACTGAGTTGCGAGCTGCTATCAAGGGTGTGGAGTTGCGTGATGAGTGAAATTACGGCGGAAAATGTTTTGGCACTTATTAGAGCAGAATGGGATAAGCCATCACGATTTGTTGAGATGAAATACACGCATCAACATATGCATTGGGCTATTGCAGCTGGTCAGCAAGCAGAGCGTGAACGCATTATCAAACTGCTAATCGGATTGATTGAAACCAGACCTAGTGATTGGGAAGCACCTTTCAAGGGTTATTCAATGGAACACATTATCGCTCTTATCAAGGGAGAGAACGCTACCGAACGCACAGCTTCTACGCTACCAAACGCACAAAAAGGAGAAAAGCCAAACGAGAACCCTTGGAAGGGCTGCCCTGGTTGCCCTGAGTGCGAAGGAGAGAACAAATGAGTCATAAAGGTTTTGAATGGCGTTTATGCCTAGAACACTTACCTAAACCTAGATGGTATAGGGAACAACAAGTTGTGGCCTGCCCACAATGTAACAAACTTTTCGTTTGCCACCGTGGCTATGTTGATTTCGGTTGGGTTCCCTATTTTGACCCTAAATGGGATGCGTACATAAAAGAAATGAAAAACAAGTGAGCCGCCGAGCTAAACACCGTAAACCAACACCAATCACTGCGTACCCGTTGAAGTGGACTTTTGCCCAATACCGGAACCGTAAAGCGTTACGTGAAGCCGACGCACGGATCCGTAAAGCGAAACGCAAAGCAAAGCGTGAAGCGTTTTGGTTCGACCTGAAAGAATGGTTTTTACAAGATGACTAACACAACCGCAGCACTGAACCTGCTCAAAGACGACAGCCTGGTTTGGTCAGATGACTTTGAAACCATCCGACCAGACCTTGTTGCCGTTTTGGAAGCGTACCTGCGAGGCGACAAACGCCAAGTGTTCTTTGAGTTACGTGAACTCGTAGAAAGGCTCACAAATGGGGTTGCTTGACGATTTGAACGACAGCAACAAACTAGCTAAAAAAAATAGTATGCGATGTGCCATGTGCGAAATACTTTCCAGACTAACCGCCGACGAGCAGAAGGCTCTAAACGAGGCTCTAGCTAACCCTGATGCGTCTAAAGCAAACATTGCCCGTATCCTTACAAGTAATGGTTACAAAGTCTCACAGTCGTCTGTGACGCGCCATGCCCGAAGGGAATGTCTTGGCCTTAGCAGATGACCTGCTCCAAGTTGGATCGAAACCTGCACCGGCTGGTTGGCGACCAAGCGTTGAGTTTGATGAACTAGCAGGTGTTGGGGAAGCAACCACGCAAGGGCTGGTGAGCGAACCAAACTTTGATGAGTTTCTGCGTACCGCAGGTTATGACCCTGAAGTGTATGAAGTGGTGGGGAACACTGTTCGCACATCAAAATGGCAGCAACGCGAAGGTGGCGACTGGCTAACGTCATACCGGTTCACGTTTCGCATAAAAAACGCTGTCGTGGATTTGCCTTTGCTGTATTCGCAGGCTCGCAAACAGGTGAAGCCAGCGAAACCGCTGACAAGTAAAAAAGCCTTAGTTGTTTTATGGTCAGACTTGCAGGTGGGTAAAGTAGACGTTCACGGTGGAACGGCAGACCTGGTGGCGCGGTGCGAGGTGATGCGTGATCGGTTGAAAGCCGTGGTGAAACGTGAGAAACCAGACACCGTAGTATTTGCCGACTTGGGTGACACCGTTGAAAACTTTGGTAACGCTGCTAACCTGCAACAACTCCGAACGAATGACTTGAGCATTATGCAACAGGTCGATGTAGCTATAACGGAGGCGTGGCTAACCCTAGAAATGCTTTATAGCGTCGTACCGAACGTCGTGGTGGCGAGCGTTGGATCGAACCACTGCCAGTGGCGTGTGTCAAAACAAGCGGTGGGCAGACCAGGTGTTGACGATTGGGGCATTTTCATTTTGCACCAGATACGCAGGCTGGCCACTGTAAAAGAATACGGTTGGCGTTTCGTCGTACCAGCAGCAGAAGATGAAAGCGTCACGTTGGAAGTACACGGACACAAGATTGCGTTAGCTCACGGTCACCAAGCGAACAGACCCGAAGGCGTTGTGGGTTGGTGGCGCGGTCAACAGTTCGGTAGCCAACCAGCAGCACACGCAGACATTCTTTGCACAGGTCACTTCCACCATTTGCGTGTACAAGAGTGTGGCGCAAAACCTGATGGGGGTTCACGGTTTTGGGTGCAGGCAGCAACCCTTGATAACGGATCGGGCTGGTTCCGTCGCACGTCAGGCGAGTCTGCTGTTCCTGGTTTGGTATGTTTCGTCTTGGAACAGGGTGTTGATTTCACGGGAAGCGTTTTGAAGTTATAAGATAAGTTTGTGCTGCTTGGTTGGGTCGGTCAGTCGAACGAAGAAATTCGTTAGTGTACCGCCGGTGGCAAGCCAACGATAACTGACGAGGTTGGCAAGGTGGTTTGGCTCTCCACGTAAACGAAACGAGCCACTAAGGGGTTGTGTGGTAACCGTAAGCACTACGGGTGAAGCCGCGTCAAACGGTGCAAATCCGACAACCCCACTATACGGACTGTCAATCCGTAGAGAGCCGTAAAAGGCTTGCCTGAATTGTAATGGTTCAGTGCTAAGGGGTTGCTATGGCTTCGTCAACGCTCCAAAACCGCTAGTCGGAAAGCGTTGCACTCGGGTTCGATTCCCGACAACTCCACGGGGTAACCTCGGTAGATGAGTGTAAGAATACGGTCGCGCCGGATGACGCTGTGGCGGTCGCCCCACCTTGAAAGGGTCACAATGCATGAAGCGTGGAGTTACCTACTAGCTACGCTCGGCATGACACAAATCTGGTTGACAGGCAAACGCATCAGAGCCGGTTGGATCGTCGGTGTAGCCACCTCAGTGTGTTGGGTAGCGTTCGCAACGGTTACCAAACAATATGGTTTTATTATCTCGGCAGCCTTTTTTGCCACACTCCACATTCGCAACTGGTTCGCATGGAAACCACAGAAAGAAACAAATGACGCTCACAACCAAAGACCTAGTCAACTCGAACTGTAAGTGTGGGCAAGTAAACAAAGCCGTTATACCCCAAGTGAAAGCCGTTGAGTCTGCTCGCCGTCAGGAACAAGAAAGAATACTGAAAGCGTTAGCCGACTTCCAAAACCCTGCATGGCGTAAACACTACCTAGAACCTATTACCCGAATAGTGTTAGGCGACTAATGCCCGTCTACACATACAAATGCCCACAATGCAACAAAAGCATTGACGTACGCACCGACCTAGACAAAGCCGACCTGCCCCAACACTGTCCCAAATGCAAAATAGCTATGCGCAAACAGCAAGGCTTCGGTGGTGTCACGTTCAAAGGCACCGGCTTCTACACCACAGACAAATGAAATTCAAACGCCCCTGCCTAACCTGCGGTCAACTCGGACAACCAGGTGAAAGCTACTGTCCCCCCCATACCCTCCTAATCAAACAACAGGGCGAACAAAGACGCAACGCAGTAAAGAAAGCAACAGGCCAATACAGGGGCGACTACCAACGACGCGCCAAACACGTCAGAGCAACAGCAACCATCTGTCACCTATGTGGTAAAGGGTACGACCCCACCGACCCGTGGCAAGCCGATCACGTCACACCAGCAGACCCCAACTCACAACTGCTACCAGCACACGCCAGCTGCAACCAATCAAGAGGCAACAAACCCATCTAACCCCACCCGAAAACAGGGGGAGCGGGTCAAAACTTTGAGAACCAACCATCAGGTTTTGCGCCACAC